ATCACGCCCATCAACAGTGGAAGTGGTAGTTATAGCACCAGTAAAAGCCGCGCCAGATAGCTCGGCCTTATCGGTATTGAGATTGGTGAAGTTTGCATCAACTTCGTTATTAGTAAGGGGCGAGCCTTTGCCTGCCCTTGTAGTAATAGTAGACATAGGTAGCCCCTTCTAATTAAGATGCAGTTAAAGTAATAGTCCAAGTCACTGACATAGTGTCGTCAGCTTGCTTGTTCACAACAGCAAAAACAGTACGGCAAAGCATAGTGCCAGAAGTAGAAGCGTTAAAGATGCCTGCCTCTGTAACCGCACCAGTGCCTTCACCAGCTTCGAAAGACGAAACGTAGGTAATGGTATTGCTAGAAGCTGTAGTGCTGTCTAACGCTTCCCTAGAGCCTAGAATCGACTCCAGATCAGTATCACCAGCCGCAGCAGCAGTAGTACCGCTACCCAGTGCCATGTGAGACATTACGTTAGCAGAAGTGCCTTCCATGCGTGAGCAGATGTAGGTTAGACCTGCACTTACTACCAAGTTGTGGATTTCACGGCTATCTTTTACGTTGCCGTCCTTATCTTTTAGAACTATCGCAACATCGCCGCGTAGTTTTAAGTCATCATTAATCATAAATCACCTGTTAAAAGGATTGAGTAAAGCCGACATAATCTTCGGCAAAGTAATCGAAAGAGCAATAGCTCTGACCGCGAATCGAACCAGAATCGGATGCTCCCATTGTATCACTTATACCCCTAGTACTGGAATAAGCGAATAAGTCAACGATAGTTGCCAAATTGGATCGAACTTTTGTAAACGTCATTTCCTGATCGTCATCTGCCGTGGCCTCGCCATCCAGGTCATCCGTAACACCAGCAGCCTCTGTGATGAACTTATGGAAGTCCATAACCTGGTCTTCAGCAGCCAGGAAAGAGTCAGAGATAATCTTGTTGGGAGATAGAGAGGCTAGGTCAGTTAAGGCAGGCGATTCGGTCAAGACCTTGCCAAACTGCACAGATTCGCTATCTGTCATGGCAGAAGCATCTGCAAATATCTTGCCAGGCTCAAGACTGATAGACTCAGCAGCAGTAAATGCATCAGTATGCGATCTGTTGAATGCAGTCTGTATATCGATGCTCTCAGCTACACTTGGCGACTCAGTCAATAGCTTGCCAATACCCAGGGTGTCTATTTGGTCAGATAATGAACCTGCGTCACTGTGTGCCTTGCCTATGCCTAACACAGCATCGTCAGCAGTAGAAGATGAATCAGACGCAGCCTTACCTGTACCCATAGAAGTCAGATCAGTTACAGCCTGGGAATCGGTTACAGACTTACCTACGGACTTAGTCGGTACATCAGACAGCCCCAAAGCGTCAGCAAAAAACCTGAATATAAGAAAGTCGCCAAAGTTTATAGTGGCAACGGCCTTCTTAAAGCCTACCTCGGCTACGGCTTTCTTAAACGCTATGGCAGCTTTTATCATGCAAAGTCTTCCCGGATGTAAAACTCTAGTATCTCAAATACTGTTTCTACCTTACCGCTGTCATAAGTAATCTCAATCTCGCCCTGGTAATAACCTTCCTTAATGTTTAGCTGGGTGCCTGAGAATGAGAACACTGCAATGCCGTCCTCGAAATTATCTCCGACATCAGCAGCAGCCAGGGTGAATAGAGTCGCAGTAGTATCCTTTGCCCTAAACTTTAAGGCGCAAGAACCACCAGAAAAGTCTATAACACTGCCATCATCCGCTCTTTTTATAACGGCTTGTATTTGCGGGGCCTGGTCGCCCTGCACTAGTTGATAAGTCATCTCATTACTCCGGCTCAGTTGGCCATATTATATCATCTAAAGAGGTTGCTTCAGAGTGTGTTTCTGGTATGTCGCGAAGGGCTTGCCTATACGTTGTCCACTCAGCCTTCTTTGCATCTGTAAGCTGGGCATCGGGCATTTGCGTCCAATCACAAGAAAAGAGCTTAATATCTCGGCTGCCTCTTACATCTCCCCAAAACAATGCACCACTAAACGCCCACGCTGAATCTATCCACTCATGGTATACGGAAGTCTGTGCGTCTCTTGTCTGCCAGCCATCGCTCCAATACCAAGTGCTTATGACATCTTGATCATTAGACTCATGGCTAATATGCCTAGCTACGCACCCATTGTATGACTGTCCATCAACATACATATCATCAACAGCAGGGCTTATAGTATATGCGACCTCACCGTCTGACTTAACCATCGCTACTTTTATCATGTCAGTATTCCAATTAGATTTGTCTTGAAGCCCCCGCCAAATGAACCACTTAGACTTGGCGCTGCATTAGTGACTGGTGTTATTTTTCCAGCTATTGTCTTTGCAGTGAAGTCAAACTCCTGAAAGAACGAGTATATTATTGAGAAGTTAGGATAGCCCTGAGGACTTCTACCAACCTGATTTTTACCGCTCATCAACGTATAAATTCCGCTCATCGACCCAACAGTAAAAGATGTTGGAGTAGTTGACGTTGACGATAGGTCATCAAACGATACAGCAGAAACCCTAAGATTAGAGTTATTAGAGCTGTAAGCCTGCTCACCATTAGCCTTGTAAACATTTAAGCCGTGATCTGGAGATGTATTAGTCGGCATGTCTCTTGATCGAACACCGATAAAGTAATCAATGCTAAAGCTAGAACTGGCCTGCCAAGGGGCAAAGAAAGCAAACCCATCCGAATATACTGCTAATGTTATCTGTCTAGTAAATGTTTGTGCAGTAGGCTTGGCAAATATCAGGTAATCAGTTGGCGTATTAGCAGGGAATGAAACCTTGTTAAGAGTTTGCGTACCAGCGGAATTAACATAGCTTCTAGTTACAGANCCACTAGCAAACGACGATATGTTGTCGTAGGTTGCGTCAATCTGTGTAAAGCCTGATTGATTTTTAACCAGTATACCGTAGCTCATATCCTAAACACCTGCACGTTATATGTGCCAGCATTTGTGCTGTCAGTATTAGTCACGGTGAACTGATTAGTGCCGATACTAAGCTCTAAAAATAGATTGCTTCCCTGAGTTTCATTAAGCCCCCAAGTGCCATCATTAGTTAGCCCAGATACAGATACGTTAGTCGATGAACTAGCCGATACTGACCCAGTATAAAAAGCCACATATCGAAACTCTCTATCAGTTGTATCTAGCCTGATATTAGAGCTTGCGTCATATACCTTTAAACCATAAGCCATTAGGACAAATCACCAAGTTGAACGCGCAGCGTTGATCCTTCGTAAATCTTTATAACGTCTGACTCTATCTCCATCCTTGACCCGCTTGCAGCAGACTTAATGCTAATTCCCGCGCTTGCAGTTCCTGCAATATTTACCTGACTAACATCAATAGTGCCTGTCTTTAGCAGGCCACCATTTATAGTAGTGATCTCAGTGCTAGATGCATCAGCAAGCTCACTGTTTAGATTAGTAAATGTAACCAAGCCATCGAACTGGAAGCTGGCAAAAGGTGTGCCAAACGTAAGAGTTTGTGTGCCGCCAAACGTAGCTTCTGTAACATAATAACTGGTAGCCCAATACTTAGCGTCACCCCCAGTGTTAGTTGGCGGTGTTCTTGACCAGTTAGTAGTGAGACCACCAAATGCTCCAGTGCTAAAGTTGTACGATGTTGCAGACGGGCTTGACGGTGCAGTAGCAGATGACAAATAGTAATAAACATACCCAGCAGCATTTCTAGGGCCGTCATCTCCGTTAGTGCCGTTAGTGCCGTTCGTTCCGTCAGTGCCGTCAGCCCCGTTCTCTACGAACAGAACAGGCGCAGTCCATGATAAGCTAGAGTCAGTACCTGTTGGCCCGCTTATTTGCGCTTTGGTTATCGATATATAAACAGGATCAGTTCCGCTTGGTATCTCCTCAGACCAGCCAGATGGGGCAGTAATCGTATTAGTAGTGAAGTTATAAGAACCCCCAGAAGGTGAGCTAGGAGTGCTAGTCGCTCTTTTGTGAACAGCAAACGTAAACGTACTTAGACCATTAGCACCGTCAGTACCGTCAGTACCATCAGTGCCATCATCACCATTTTCAGCAATAACCACGGGTGTTGACCAAGTGCCTGCTGTAACCGTTCCCGTATCACCAGATATAGAGAACTGGAATGTAGCCTCGTAAATCGGATCAGTCCCAGAAGGTATAGTTGTAGACCAACCGCTAGGGGGTGTTAGTACGTTAGTTCCAAAGTTAAACGTACCGCCTGTTGGAGTAGATGGTGTGCTAGTAGCTCTCTTAAAGATCGGAGCCGTAAAGGTAGACTTGCCGTCAGTGCCAGCAATAGCAGCAGGATTAGTGGTCGCTGAAACCTCAG